CAATAGTACTTTGGGACATTTTGACATTAGATAACCCAGATTCTACAGCTTTTACTATATTATCTGGATTAACATCAATCTTTATATCCCCTCCACCCACTAAAACTACTCTATTTGCTTGTTTTTCCGTGTCATACACCATACGAGCAACTTGAGAAGGGTCTAAATCAGTGTATTTTCTAGTGTCATCCATACAAACAGTTGTTAAAAACGTGTTTCTATATTACACTGAAGTAGTTTCAGCTCTAAACTTAATTGAACCTGAAACAAATCCAACATTATCCGTACTAGTGTACTGAATTTGACCACCAGCAGTAATGCTAAATACTACACCAGAGTCATCTCCAACCGCAGATTGAGACATTTCAAAAGTTCCACCTTTATTAATTCCAATAAGGTCATACATTTCAAAAGTATCAGCGTCTGCATCAATTTCAATACTAACTAATGCTCTAAAACTTCTAACAACTGTGTTACTAAATGTAAATCCAGTTACATTGGCTGCTGTACCTTGATCGTTTGCAATAGCAAAAGATGTTTCAGAAATATCACCTTCAGAACCTAATGCAATTCCATCTAACAAATCACCCACTGTAGTTTTACGTCTAGCAGAAGCTGAAACGTCATAGATTAAGATTTCATCTGCACTATCTACAGAAGTTTCTAAAGTAGTTCCAGTAATATCAACAACTAATGATCTAGTTGCTGTAATGTCTCCACCACCACTTAAACCAGAGTTAGCAGCAGTTTCAATTTCAACTGTACTATGATCTACGTGCTCATCTGCAATGAAGTTTTGTAATTGATCGTGGTCTACTCCTGCTGGTAATACAACTGCAGTAATTTCATTTTCAACATCATCGTATGTAAAATCGATAGAAGATGAATCAATTAAAGCCGCAGCTACTGCATCCTGTGCTCTTTCTTCTGTAAAGTATAGGTTAGTAGAACCTTCGTCTATATCGTCTGTATCTAATACAACAATACCAGTTTGTCCATTTACTGAAACTACTTCAGAAGGAGAAATCTCTAAATAAATAGAACCAGTCCATCTAAATGCTTTATTATCATCTAATGTTACATAAATCTTACCAGTTTCACCTTCAGCAGGAAGAGAAGCAAAATCAGCGTATTCTAAAACATCATCAACATAACTAGGTAAGTAGGTTGCGTCAATTTTCGACGATCCATTTAATGGAACAACGCCGTTAGCTGCACCTTTTTCAGATGATTCAATTTTATCATCTAATTGATCTTGAATATTATCACTAATACCACTTAATCTACCTAGTTCAACATCAGTAACTGAACTAGATTTGACATCACCACTTGCATCAATAATTAATGCACGCTCTGCCGTTTCAGTTGAGATAGCAATCCCACCTTGAATACGAACTTTACTTTTAAACTTTTGGTCAGCCATTACTTACTCCTATTCTATTGTTATTTTACCAGAAAATCTTAAGTCCGGTGTTGATTGTACTCTTACACTAACAACTCCAGCATTACTAACTAATACAGTAGTCATTACTTCTAAAAATTGTCCAGATTCATCTTCATATACTGTAACGGTTGGATGAATTCCTTTTAAATGAGCAGCTTCGTTTATATCTATTTTATATTCAGTTCCATCTAAAACCCAATCACCTACTATAATAGTTTGTGAATATTTAGTTGTTCTACTTGCTAATTGATCTAAAGCAGAACCTACATTTAATGGAACCGGACTCCATTGACTAGGTTCGGATGGTGTATAATCAGTACTACCACCGCTACTATCCTTAAAATAATCTAGGTTACCAGTTAAAGGATTAAATATATATGGCACAATATACCCCTTAAGCTACTCGCTCAACACTAGATAAATCACCTTTAGAACTATCAGTATATGTTACACGTACAGTGTAAAGTAATACAGCATCATCATAATAGTTGTAATCTTCAACGGTTGAACTAACATTTACTTTTTCGATTTTATGTCCTAATTTACCAACAACAAATCCTGCGGTAGTTAAACTTTTATCTACGTCATTAAACGCTAATTTTAATACTTGATTAGCATCTCTTTCAGTCATAGGTTTTCTTGAATCAGCCACTATATTCTCCTATTTAATAATCTTGTAGTAAAGCTAAACACTCGCTTATCATTTCCTGAGTAACTAGCTCACTTGGTTCAAGAGCAGCAATAAGTGCCTTAGCCGTCGAAGGTCTGTTTAACTGTAGAGATTGTAGAGGTTGAGCGAAAGTCGCTACCATTGAACTAATTTGTTCAGGTGATAGTTCTGACTCAAGGTTAAACCCTGCTACAATATCTAATACATTTTGACACGCTTCTCTAGCTTTTCGTCCTTCTTCCATACGTGCTTTACGTACACCAGCAGCGGCCTTTACAGGGTCTAAATTAGCCCGTAGAGCCTCAAGTTCAGCTAAGGTAGGCTTAGGTACAGACATACGCCAGAACGAGCTATTAGGGTCGTTTATGTGATTCACAGCGAAGGCTTCAGGGTTGATGCTTTCGTCTTCACCAGCTACGTGACCTTCTAAGTACTTAGCTACAAGTTCCATTACATCACCGAGGTCAGCTACTCGTAACTCTAACTCCGCTCTTTGCAGAGCGTCCTCGCTCGGTGCAGCAGGAGTATACTCTTCTTCGACCATTACAGTTTCAGTGTAGGCTTCTTGAGCTTCTACGATAATGTTGTCGTTTTCGTCACGTTGTTCAGCCACAGCATCGTGTTCGATTACTTGCTCTACCATGCGTGTTTTAGGCAGCATTACGATAGCGTTATCGACGATACTGTAGTCTACAGCTTCAGTTAATCCTAAGTGTGATAGTATTCTTGTTATGTTCATGTTATTCCTCTATCCGTGTTAACTTAATTTGGGCGTAAACTTCATCCACTCCGAAGTTTGAAGGTATTCCAAATCCATTAGTTGAGTGTGTTGTATCGCATCTATGTTGTAACTCGAAAGTTTTACTGCTTGTTATGGTAAATCTACCTCTTATAGCAGAGGAATTAGTCACAGAGTCCGTATTAAGAGAGTATTCACTTGACCCTATTAACACATCTGTAGAGTCTGTCACGTTTCGTAGTTTAGCTTTATGCCTGTCTACTCTGAAAGCAGTGGATACTGCTTCTGTGTCGTAAGTTCCTGCAGGGAGTGTAAACTGATTAGAGGTTAATGAAGTTACAATGCCTGTAGGGTCTACTATGTTGTTTAAAGTACGAGTTTGAAATGAACCTGAAGTAAAAGTACCACCAGCAGTATTCGCAGCTTTTACGTCTTTAATATACGCTATTCTTTGTGTAGGTAATCCAATAGCTTTTGAAGGAGTGCGGTAATCGCTACCTTGTCGGTCTAATCTCAGACTGAAGTTATTGTCATTACCTGTTCCTGAGTTACCCTGACAGTCTACGGTAATACTTGTTGGGCTTACGGCAGTGACGTTAGCTATAACAGTTCTAACCTCTGCTGTAGCTTGAACTTCTGGAGCAACTGTTAGACCTAAACTTGTAATATCGATTACTACAACTCCAAGTCCTGTTCTGGACACTGAATCTATGAAAGGGTAACTTTGACTAGCTATAGCTGCTGTACCGTTATTTGTAATACGTGCACTGTAGGTATTCTCTACACCGCCACCGATTACTTGGTAAGCGTCACGTATTTCTACGGCTACAATAGCTACTCTATTTTCACTTGAGTTCCCATCAGCAAAGCATAATATAGTTTGTCCTGCATCTAGTTCATCACTATAAGACACCGTTGCATTAAAGTTTGTACTATTTTGACTATTACTAAACATCACAGCAGAGCCGTCTATGCGTATTTCAGCTTCTACAGTAGCTGCTCCTGCCGACTTGGTATTGTAGTGAATATGTATCCTAGCTCTTTTGAGCATTGTATATAGCCCTGTAGAACTATTATAGCTGTATAATCCAGTATTAGTATTAGAAGTTAAACTACCCGATACTGCTACCCCGTTAAAAGCCCCAGCATTGATGTATGAACTCTGAGTTACCTCGTATTCAATCTGTTGATATATGTCTGATTCTAATTGTATAACTATGTTATCGATAAAAGAAGATACAGAAGCTTCAGCCAAGGCATCTATTTTCCAAGATAAATCTTCACAATCTGAAGGTATAGTAAAAGCGTATGCTTTCTTTAAAGAAGTTGCTGTCCCTAGTTGTTTACTAACAGTAACTGCGTTTAGAAGCACGTTAGTGTTTGTTACATCTTCCACTGTCAGTTCTATGTTACCGTCAGCAGCCTCGCTATATAGATCAAAAGTGAAATAGACTCTTTTACCTCTAAACTTTCTATCTACAGGTATACTAGGTGATTCAACTGAAGAACCTCCTGTATGGTCTAATTCTAAAGTTTTAGTTCCTTGTATTAAATCTATTGCAGTTTCAGTAATAGCAGTTGTTCCTGTAGTTGTAAAGTCTCCAATAACTGAAAGCTCAAAAGTCTCAGCATATAAAATGTCAACTGAACCTACACCAGAACCTGATCCTGCTGGAATTAGTAAGTTATTTACAATCTGATATAACACTTGCTCGTCTGTAGCGAATACAAGCTGTCCGTCTGTAGCAGTTGCCGCATAAGTTTCAAGATTAGCTTTTGTATCTTTTTTTACATCAAGTCTAGTAGGTGACTCGATAGAAGCACCTTGAATAGTTTTATTTGTTAAAGTTTGGGTATCAGTTGTGCCTACAATATCTCCAGTAACTCCGTGTGTAGAAGTATCACTAATATGATTTGTAAGATCAGAATCTAGTGCTCTACTATCAACATCAGATTGAAGCTCGTTTAAAGCTCCCTGCACGTCAGTAGAGGCTAAGTTTCCTGCTGGCAAGTTAGATATAGCAGAAGCATCGTGTGCGTCTGTAGTGTCATTTATGTGATTATCAATGTCAGTCTGTGCATCTCCAGCAGCAGTTTCTACAGTATCAAGTCTACCATCAAGTTCATCAATAGCGTCTTGTGCGTTATCTGCAATTAAACCAGAAACGGTGTTGTCAAAGACAATAGCAATAGAATCATGAGCATCAACTGTATTTGTAATATGGTTAGAGATGTCTGTTGCATTGTCTGAGATATCACTTTCTGCTGTATCTAATCTACCTTCAACTTCATCAACTGCATCTTGTAGGTTTGTTGCTGCTAATCCAGAATCAGTATTATCGTATATTATCTCAGAAGCTTCATCTTTTGTTTGAATTTGAGAGTCTACGTAGTTTTTTACAGTTAACGATGTAGGAATCTTTGTATCGTCTGCGGTTGCTAGTGTATCATCTAGATCAATAGCTGAAGATTTAAAATTATCAACCTCTAAGTTAGAAATTGTATTATTATCGGCATCGATTGTTTTATTTTCTAAAGTAGCCGAACTGTCTTCAGTTACAATTGGTGATCTAACACTTCCATCATGGTAATTTAACTTACCACTGGAGTTTTCTACTTCTAATTCACCCTTAGCATCAGATTCTAATGTGGTTTTTGGTTCTACTTTAATGCCAGTTTTAAACTTTTTAATGTTTAACATAATACCTCTATGAATTTAGAATTGAAATAGCTCTAAAACTAATAATTCCAATATGATTTATACCAGTTAATGCAGTTGTAGTGAATCTAATTTGACCAATATCGGTAATATCGAAGTCTATAAATGCACCACCAACACTAGTTCTAGCTAATTCCCATTTATTACCGTTGGGATTAGCTGCATTATAGACAATTTCCAACGTTCCACCTTCAGCAACTTCCTGACCATCAGGAGGGCCAGAGTCTTCTGTCTTTCTAAACACAGTATAATAAACAGTTGCTGCTCTAACTTCACTAGAAGGAAAGCTTAGATTGTTGATTATAACGTTAGATGATGAATTATTTGCGTCGATATTTTGAACTTGAGGAGAAACGTCGAAAGAAGCAGTAATTGAATTAACTGCATCTGCTAGAGCTTCAAATGCTTGAATAATTGCTGGTGCCCAATTGGGAGATGTACCAGATTCAGGCAACTCGATAGGAGTTCCCTTTATTATTATTGTTTTTGACACGTCTGTACCCTTTTCTAGAATGGCTAATTACAGTTGTTAATTTGAATAAATCAATTTAACTTTACCACAATCCCAAATCCTTGATAATCCATCTAGGGTAGCGTGTTGTAGTTCAGTCATACCCAAAGGAGTATTAACTACGTCTTTTCTTCTTGATTGTTTACTAAGTACTTGTTTTTTATAAGTATTATAATAGAAATAGTCTGGAGGTATTATGTAATCTAACTTCCAACCAGCTTTTATCCAATTATCCTCGTTCGTCCAACGATAATCTATAAAGGTAGAAAAAGCTCCATGTATTTTGTAAGCATATGAACATAATTTAGATAGACCACCGACAACATTTACTCCAGATTTCATAACAAATCGACTCAAAGTTAGCTCTGAACTATCTCGATGGTGTTTAGAAATAACAATAAGACCTTGTAATTCTTCGTTATGATATAATCCATACGACTTAGGAGCAATATATGTGTCTAGTATATGGTATCTAGATAGAAATTCTCTAGCTTCTAATGACTCAACTTCTCTAACTTCACAGTTTCTAGCGTATATTCGTTCAGTATTCTTATGTAGAGCTGATTTTATAAAAGATTTAACTTGGTTTTTCTTCTTTTTCCATTCAAAATCAAAGAATTGTAATAACTTATAGCCACGTTCTTTAGCTTTTTGACGTTTTAGATTATGATACTCACGCCCTACTCTGTCTTCTGTATGCCACATACATCCATGATACTCAATTCCTATACCTAATTCAGGGATAAATATATCTATTTCATGAGGATGTATTATACTTCTACTATTTCTTACAACTTCAAATCCTAAACTTTCAACAAAACTACATAATTCTAATTCTTCACTAGAACCAACATAAGATAAAACATCTCCATATTTCTCTATTAAAGCAAAAGTTCGTTCAAATATAACTCCAGTTCTATCTTTCCATTTATACTTCCTATCTTTTCTAGTATATGTATCTGAAAGAAATTCTGCTCCTTTTGATCTAGCAAATTCCTTCACTTCTTCTATTGTTAATGATGTTTTTAATTGACTTAACCTTTCTTTTTTTTCATGAGGAGACCATTGACCTCCAATAATAGAATCCCAAGTCTTTTCAAAGTATCTACCTTTAGAATCTAACCATTTATACTTAGCTTTATTTCCAATATATTCAGTAGATAAACACTTACCTCCTTTAGACTCTGCCTTTTTGTGTAACATTTCTATTGTGGTAGTTGTTAGCTTTTGTTTTTTAACTTTAGCTCCATGCTGTTTTGACCAGCGACCACTTTTAATAGAATACCATGCAGCATACCATTGATTACCGTCTGCATCTTCCCATAAGTATTTATGGTGAGAGTTCACATAAACATCAGAAAGACATTTACCTCCTTTGGATTCTGCGTGTTTTTTCAATTCTTCTATCATATACAGATCATACTATAATTTGTCTAATTTGTCAAGTTAAATAAAAAAGAAAACCCTAGCATTGCACTAGGGTCTCTTGTTAGAAAAAAAATCAATAATTACACTACGTTAACGATACCTGTGATAAGTACGTTATGGCCGGGTTTCTGGCAAAATAGCGCTTGATCCGTGTAAAGACGTAACTCATATCCTGCAGAGTTTTCAAGATCACGGAAGAATTCAGTTGACTGGCCCGGACGTTTAAACGAAACGTCTTGAGAACCTACACGCATCCACTCATCAGATGCAAGAAGATAAGAATATCCTTCTTTAACATAGATTGAAGGGATGATTTCGATTTCACCGTTTTGAGAATGGAACTTAAGACCTCTTGCACCGTTTTCAAACTGAGCAGAAGAGTAAGAACCATCAACACGTCTAAGAGCAGCTTGGTCATTTAACAAGTCAGCCCATGTTCTAGGATTAACTAGACACACGATTTTCCCGTCAAGACCTTTTTCAACTGCACGAGCAGTAGCTTTTGTTAACTTGTTGAAAGAAAGAGCAGCAGAACCAGCAGAGAATACGTTTCCTCTGAATAACTGGTAAGTACCTACGTTAATATTGAATAAGATACCTGATTGAATTTCAAGAATTCTGTGAATTCCGATAAACTCATTATCCTTAGCACCTTTATGGAAGATAACGTCAGTAGCAACTACACCAGCAGCGGCTGCATCAGTAGCAACAGTAACGACTCTTGTATCCATATTAACAGATGAAACAACGAAAGTACCACGAAGAGTAGCCCCAGTAGTATCATAGATATCAATTGGCATACCTTCAGCTCCAGCCCAAATTCCCGGTGCCCATTCAGACGTAGAGATTGTGATTGCTGAAGTAGAAACTGAACCAACGATACCGTAACCGTGCTGACCGTATAACATTTCAATCTCTAATTTCTTAGCCATTGAACGTAACATGTTAGCAATTAAGTACTTAGTAGCATCTTGGAACGCTTGAGCACTTCCGATTGAACGAGAAGCAGCAGCATAACCAAGAACTGAACGCATAACTAGTGGATTACCACGAACTTGAGCGTCTTTAATTTGACCAGCAACTGGTGCATTCAATGAGAAAGCATCTTCGTCAGAAGCAGCGAAAGTAACCCCGTGCTCCATACCTAGAATAACTGGTTGGTGATAAAGGTTACCACCTTGCTTGTCTTTTGAAACGAATTTAATCATGTTTAAAAGCTTAACGCCATCAGGAATAAGCTCTTGTAGTTTATCTGCATAAACTTCTTTAAATAGACCATTAAGATTCCCTACGGTGTTATCCGGAGTAGAGAATGTATTGTTTTCAGCCATAAATAATCTCCTATTAGATTAATAATAATTGTAATTTACGAACCTTTACCAACTTTCTATCCTCTATCTGATATCTTCGCCCTGTTAAGGTTACGAAAAGTCGCAAGAATCAATACTTATAGTTCAGTATTCGATTATAGTTGTTAAAATTCCGAAGTTTATACTCCGAAAAAGTTTTTATAGTTGACAGTTTGCTTTGGAGCCTCTTCTTTTCTACCAGAAGATACATCTTTTACTGATGATTTAGGTGACGGAGCTGGTTTTTGAGCTGGTTTGTTCTTAGCCAAACGACTTTTTCTCAAACTATTAAGAACCTCTTCACCTAGAAACTTTTCTAGCTCTTCTGCTGGCATAGATTTAACGATTTTATCTAAATCTCCACGCATTTCGTTCATAACGATCTCAGCAATTACTTCCATATCAGGTTGTTCTCCAGTTTTAACCGAAGCTGCCATGTATTCTGCCATCTTTTTAACTGCATATGGAGTATTTGGAATACTATACTGATCTAAAGCATCAACCATCATACTATTATAACGTTCATATTCACGTTCTAGGATAGCTTCACGTTCAGATTGTTCTCTTTCTTCACGTTCTAGTCGTCTTTCTTCCTCTAATTCACGTAATCTAGCCTCTAAACGCTCTTTTTCGATCTGTTCGGGTGACTTTTGTGCATTTTCAAGCTCTTCTTCTAAGATTTCAGCAGCTAGTTTCTTAATATCTACACCAAAATCAGGGTTTGATAGTGCTTTTTTAGGATTTGAACGTAATTCTTGAAAGAAAGCAGATACTTCTCTTTCTAATTGAGCTTGTTCTTGAGCTTTTACCTGAGAAAGCTTAGACATTTGTAAGTGTCTGCGCATATATTCTTCAGCATCTTCAGGAAGATCAAAAGGAAGCTTCTCTACGTACTCTTTTCCGTTAAATTTAAGCTTTAGTTCTCTTAATTGTTTCTTTACTTGCGTTTTTTCTTGTTTTGAAAGGGTAGGGTCAGCGTCAATGTCTGATTCAGAAGGTAATTCATCTCCAGAACCATCAATATCACTAGAATCTTCGTTAATAATACCTTCGTCTGAAGAGATTCCTGATGTATCAGAAGCAGATGCTCCCGAGTCTCCACTAAATTCATTCATTAATAATACAGGTTTAAACATATATATCCTTTTTTCGTCCCAAAGGGATAGAAATCAAGTTAACCGCCCGAAATTGGGTAGGTTTATATAACTAGTTGTTAAAATATTTACTAATCTTCTCTTTAATAGTTGAATTTATTAAAACTTTATTATCTTGGTAAACAAAATGACCTAAAGTTAAGTTACAGACCACAGATAAAAATAATAAAATACGATTTAATCGCAACTTTTTACGAATATCTGTTACTCTTTTCTGTTTCATTTCTCTTTTTTCTTTAATTCTACGATCTCTAAATCTAACTGTCGCCATATTTCACCCAATTTTCAAAAGCTTTTAATGAATATTTTATGTGTATCATATCAATACCTAGTATTTTCATTATTTCATATGACAATTCAGTACAGATAAACGACTTAGCCCCATCTTCTATCAATAGCTCTATATTAAACGCAATACCTAATAAAGTTTTAAACCCATACTTTGTACGGCATTTTCTAATACACCATTCAATTACTTTGTTTTTATCTTCTTCAGAACAATCTATACTTTTTTCATATAAAGAAACGTTTATTTTTTCCCAATTAGAAAGTTCCATGAATCCAACTTCTCCATAAGCTGCTTCATATACCATCCATAAGTTATATTTTTTTGAGTAAAACTTAATATATGTATGACTAGACTCTGTGCCTTGATGTAGTTTTATAGCTTCAGAAGTAAGTTTGAATTTTATAGGTCTAGACATACCCACTATTATCATGAAGATTTCCAATGTAGATATAAATTACATTTTATTAAAGTATCTAATTGTGTGCTGTTTGTATATTTTAATCTTACGTATAGTCCGCTCATTATTTTAGCAGGGTAATCTAATTTTACTTCTAGGTTTCCGCTTGTTGGTACATAGTAATCAGTTATAAACTCATCAAGTACTACATTTTCACCAAATCCTAACACATTCTCAACATCAACCACTTGAAATGTAAGCTTGTCGTTACTCCCAATGTTACTAACTAGAAGTCTACCTCCATTTATATATCGTTCATTGACTAGTTTATAATCTATATCTGTAGTACTTTCAGCCAATGCTGTTCCTGTGAAACTTGTTCCTCTAAATCTAAAACCAGCAGCGTCGCTAAATGGGTAATTAGAGACAATGATCTTACCATTTACATCATAACTTCCAGTTAGATTTAATCTACCAGAGTAAGTACTTTCATAGTTAGAATAATCATCTGTATTTTTTTGTAATATACAATCGAATCTAATTCCCTGTACGATAGTGAATAAATATATAAAATCAGAATCTTCTTTTACTGAAAACAAAGGAGGCTTAACTGTATCTAGAAGTATTTTTAACTCAGACCATTTTAAACTGTCCATTTCAATACTCCTCTAATTGTACTGTACATTGACCTGTTATGTTACCGGAAAAAGACCGCATAACTATAGCTACTATATCTTTAGTCCCGTCAATAGACTCTCCTAGAATTTTACTCACTTCATCTGCAATATCTTCTAGTGATATAGGAGAGTTACCTCTTACTATTTTAGAAGCTAATAAAGTACCACCAGAATAGTCTGCATCTATCGTGTACTCCGAAGCACTACCTGAGTTTGTCCATGTATCATTAGTTAAAGTAGGATTTAGTATAACGTTTATGTAGGCGGTGTTATTACCTCCTATAAAAGCATCAGCGTTTACGAAAGCTATGTTTCTAGTAGGTGTTGTGCTTCTGACTCTAAAGCCTAGTAGTAGAATATCATTACCAGTTCTACCGCCTATACCATTATTTAAACCTACAGGTATGCCTTCTAAATTGTTATCATTATATACAGATAAACTAGTGCATATATGTTTTATAGTAGTTCCAGCAGAGGTTCCTGTATTTTCTAATTCAATACGAAAAGGTAATGTGGGGTTAGCCATAAAACTAGTAGTTAGTCCATCGGTTGCTCCAAAGAATTTACGGTCAACAGCAACTACTTTCTCTCTTCCGTCTAAGAAAGACATCTTAACGTATCCAGCTCCTTGCCATAAAAATTCAAATATAACAAACACGGTTTTAGTGAAGTCTATAGCTTTACCACTAGGGCCTGTACCGTCTAAAGGGTCTGTCCATTGATCTCTAGATAAACTTACTAAGTTAGCAGGAGTTCCTGAAGAAGATGTTCTTATTACAAAGTTAAAAGTATCTCCGTTAACTTCTAAAAACATTCCATCATTTACATCAAAATAACCTACTCTTTTACGTATATTAGTTTGAGTACCATTTAAATTAACTGTCATAGATGCATGTACTGCTCGACCGGGATAGTATCTAAATCTAGTACGAGTTTGTCTATACACATAAGCACCTGAAGTTGTTGGTACTGTGATATCAGCAACTTTATGCGTTGTATTAAAACTAGAACTACCTCCGTTAGAAGTAGATTCGCTCCATATTCTAGTACCTATATCTGACTTGTAGAAATGTTCAAATACTGTTATAGGAAAAGTAAAGGTGGGTAAGTTAGTACCTACTAAAGTTCCGTCATCTTGAAATGATATCTTATTGTATTGATTTCCGTGTTGGTCTACTTTAGCTTTGTTATCGGGAGAATCTTTATCTCCAAGAGTTACTTCGTTTCTATCAAAATCATCGGTTTTATTAACGTCATATAAAGCCATTACTTTTTCCTTGATGATTTTTTAGACTGTTCCTCTGCATTAGGAATTAAGACAGGGGAATTTAACCCCTGTTTAATTTTATCTTCTAATTTCTTTAAAGCAATAAAAGTATTATGTATTTCTATGATTGCATTACCATCTAGATCATTCCACTTAGCTTTAGATAAAGCATTAAATGTTTTTGTTAAAGTGTCTAAATCTTTCTTATCATAGACCATAAATCCTCTTTTATCTTATGCAATTTCAACAACTCGTATATCTTGCGAACCTGATTCGGAAATAGAATAAATATCTAAGTCTTCACCAAATGGCATTTCTAAAAAACCACCAGCAGAAATACGTAATCCATTTAAAATAGATACTGTATTATCAAATCCAATAAAAATAGATTTATTACCTAAGTTTTGAATCATAATTCTTTTACGACCTAACAAAGGAGATGAAGCTACTTCAGAGGCAGTATCTGTTATGGTAGCTGCTGATGTTTTAAATCCTACGTTAGGTGCATCGTTTACATAAACTCTTCTATACATATCAGAAATTACATTTGCTTTATCACCAGAAGCAGAGATAGCAGTTAAAGCTCCATCTACAGCACGAGAACCAACTTTAAATGGATTCTCTGTATCAGCTTCGTCATCAGCTACATCAGATTCTAATCTAATATCAGCAAGAACTTCTAGTCTTCCTGAGTTAAAAGTAAACTGAGATGTTTGTGCTTCGATTGCCGCTAGAGTAGTTTCTGTTGCAAAATCTTTACCATCTAATGACGTTAATAACGTAGTTTGACTATCTAATTCAGTATTAACTGATTGTAGTTCAGTAATAATGGAACTTGTATCAACGTCAATAGCCGCTACTGAGGCTTCAATAGCATCTAAAGAAGTATTAGCAAGAACCATTTCAGCTTTAAGGTCTACATCATGAGTATAAAGTTCACCCAAACTATTAACCTTGAAAGAGGAGTAATCACCATCTGTTGAAGTTGAAGAAGCTAGTGTATCTTGTCTTACTGCTAAAATATGTTGACCTACGTCAGCATCAGAATGAGCAGAATCTTCAGCAAATTCAGAATCTAATGCAACGTTAATTGTATTAATAACATTAACATCAAGACCTTCTTTACCACCAACATCAGTTGAAGTGATTTTTTCACCAGCAGAACCGATTACATGTGCACCAACCTGATCTGAATTGTCCAAGTCAGTTTCATCAAAAACTAATTTATCTTTACTTAAAGCCATAAAATTACCCTCCATTTATGGTTATGTCCTAACATATAGTTGTTAATTCCAAGACAGTATCTCCAGTATATCGGAGTCTTTAGACGATCTAAAATAGATACTACCATTAAACAATATCTTATCCATAGTGAACGAGTTACCATATGGAATTGTTATAAAATTAACAGAAGTTCCTCCACTAATAAAGGACATTCTAATAGTACCGACCCTAGACTTAATAAATATTTTCTTAGTATCTTCTGGAAATAAATAACTATATTCTAAAGTTTTATCACCCATCACTAAGTTCTCTACACTTGGAGATATAGAAACTAATTCAGTATCAACGTTTATAGAACCATCTGGATTTACTATTAACTCAGAGCCAGTGTCTTTGTCAGCAATATGAACTCCGTCCTCAGACGGGTCTAGTACTATATCAATATCTGCATTTACAATTGTAGCTTCTGAGTCGGTACGTAACCTTTGTGTTTCTTCATCAAACGCATGAGTTAATACCTGATTAGCATCCAATTGTGAAACAGGTTTTAAAGGTGGCATTTATTTATTACCTATTATTTAATTTCTAAACCTTGTCTTTCTGCTAACTTTCTAATTCTTTCTTTTTTACTTTCATCATCTTCATTATTATATAAAGCTTGAAGACGCTCTTGCTCTTTATCCTCTTCGGGTTTTTCACCTTTAAGGGATGAGATTTGTTTAGCAGTCATAGCTCTACGAATAGGGCCAAATTTACTATCACTCATATTATTTACCTTGTTTTTTCAACATACTTTTAATTAAGTTAAAACGATCCTTTTTAGGCTCGTCTTCATCTTTATCAATAGCTGGACTTCTTTCTGCTTCTTTCTCATCTTCTTCCTTTGACTTTTTACCACCAAAGTTAATCTTGTCAGCAATCGAACCTTTTTTGTTGTATCCAAACATATCATAACCCCTTTGTTATTTAGTGCCTATCTTTTTATTTTTTCCCCAAAGATTTTTACAAGACCAGTGTTTTGCGCTTAATTTATCATCAGCTTCATCACAACCATGTCTAGCTCTGAAAGACTTTTTAGCTTCTGAAGAATAGTTATGTTTATAACCATCTGCACCATAATGGATCAGTTTCTCCTCTCCATTATCACAAGCTTTAACCATTTTCTTTTTCCCTTCTTTATTAGAAGGAACTGGTTTATTACATTTAAGTCTATCTTTTAATTTCTTAAATTTACTCATTATCCCATTGTCCTTGGTTCTAGATTTGGATTAGGTAATAAACTTGGGTCTACGCTAGGTTGATCTGGTATAGATGCTTCTGCAGGAGCTTGAGGCCCCATGTTTTGTTGTCCTAGTACCTCACCAGTATTACCTTGTTCTAGACTTGCTTGTTGAGGGCCGGGAGGCATTTCGGGATTACCTTGTTGATCCATAGGATTTAAAGGTTGTTCGTTAATTAATTGTAGTAGGTCTGGATTCACATTTCGAAGCATATCAATATGTTCTTGAATATGATTTTGTACTTTAGATAAAAGTTCTGGATTTTGTCTAAGTTCTGGATCACTAATTACCGCTCGGTGTTCCATGATATGCATTCTATGCTGATCTAGAATATTAGCAAATACATCTTTACCTTCAAGTAACCATTCGTTTTCACGTTTGATTAATAGTAAGTCAGCCATATCACCTTCGAACATTGAATCTAATCTACCGGTCTCCATAACCATAAAATATTGTTGTGGATTTTTAAGTAGGTTCATCTGAGCCAATTGTTGAGCCATTTCAACACGACCAGCAATTGTTCTAGATAATGGATTACCAACATCAACGACAACTCGTTTAATGTCTTTAATCATATCACCTTTAAATTCTTTAAGAAGTGATTTTTTATTCTTTCCAACTAAAGTAATAAGCTTAGGAGTATCAGCAAAGTCTTTAAGAATTTCAATAAGAGTTGTTCCAATATTTTCTAAGAATGTAACATATGACTTTTGGAATCCGGATTGAAACTGTAGTGACATAGACTGTACTAAAGCTAATGCGTTTCCTGAACGTAAGGATGCTTCTGGATTACCTCTTGTTACAGAGTTTACACCAACTTGAGTTTCAGCTAATTGCTCTAAAACTTTAACAAAATTAAATACTTCTGGAGCAGTAGATGTTAATTGAACTGCCTCTGGTTTAGCGTTACCTTCCATGATATTCATACCACCTTCAACTGAAGCGATATTTAAATCAGAACCTCTAGGAACAAAAATACTTTGTACCATGAAAGCGTTTTGATTTGTCATAATACCAGAGTATAAAGAGTTTAATGCTTCTTGTAAAGGGAATACATCAAACATATCAGTATATCCATAAGGAGTTCCCATGATATTAGCAGGAGCTAATCTAAATATAGGGATCGTTCTGTATGGAAGATCGAAATCTATTAGTATAATCTCTGGAGTAATAAACTGAATATATCTACCTTCTGGTAGAGCTTCTGACCTTTTATGATAGAATTCATAAACCATAATGTCATCAGTATCATCGTTAGAAAACATTCCAAGTTTAGTACTTGAATAATTATTCTTTGGTTGAATTTGAGCTAACTTATCTGCATATTCTGGATACTTAGCAATTAGATTATACTTATTAATTGCTGTTCTAGTTAGAATCCATTCATGATTCCATCTTTCTTTAGTGCCATCGACAACCACATCTAAAGGACTTAGAATAGAAAATTCTAATTCTCCTTCATGATTTGGTTCATTTGTTTCTGGATCGTAATCGTAGATTTCTCCAGCAGTTGCATTCCATCCCATTTTAATATAAGACGAACCTAAAACAATCGCCATTTCAACAGCTTCGTTTACTGCTTCTTCTAATCCCTTTTCTCTCATATAGTAATCAAGAATACCGTTAGCTAGGTATGTTTGAGACATTGATTTAAAGTCTGAATTGACAGCTCTAGCTTCCATAATAGGTCTATTCGCTGTAATCATATTGTAGATATTTCTAGCTAAGTTTCTGAAATGGTTAACTGGTAGTTTTACAAGTTCACCCTGTTCACCAGCAAAAGTAATTTGATGATCGCTATCTAGTCCATGGTTAAAGTTACCATAGTAGAAGTGATACATATCTGTAATCTTCTTTAAATACGAGTTTGATCTCATTGTATTAAAGAATGATTCACCTTTCTGTAGTAAATTAGATGTACATTTTTTAGCCTCTTGGGCTGCAAAGTAAACTTGACTATCCGACATTAGTATACCTCTAAAAATCTTTTTAAGTGTCTAAGTGGAACTAAGTAAGCATCGTCAACAACTCTAGTAGAGCCTGCAAATAAAACACCAACAACATTTCCATATTTATTAATAACCGGACTTCCAGAGTTTCCTCCGTAGCTAGTTACAGAAGCTTGCATCGAATAATAAGATTCAACACAAATTCCTTCTATATTATAAAATTCTTTTAAAAAATCATTACTTATCCAGTTACCCTTACATGTACTTTTATCATAACCAGATATTAATTCAATAACTTGATTACCGATATACTCACCTTTCTTCACAACTAAAGGTCTTAGATTTGGATGTCCAACTAAAACAATATCTTCACCTACATCAACTGAAGAAGCAATATCTAATCCCTTTTTACCTACAATAGGTTCTACTAAACATAAATCATGATCTTCATATTTTTGGATAATTCTTCTTGGGATTGGTCTAGGAAGACTGGATGATGAAACATCGACGTATCCGTCTTTAGAGATTTCACAAACATGTCTATTTGTTACAATATACACAGTTCCTGATTTAGCTTTGACATGAAATCCAGTACCGCCATTTACTCTACCACCGTTATCTTTACTAATCATAACAACTTGATCACCAGTACTATACCGATAATAAGCATCTTTCAGATTAGGAGCAGAAGCTACAAATCCAAAGACCACAATAGTTGCAGCGACAGTTTTTACTAATGATTTCAACTTTTTAGCTATCTTGGACATGTGTACTCCCTAAACCCTTCCTGTGTACAGTTGTTAATTATCTTCTTTTAGAAGGGCTGTAAATTGATTTTATTATATTAACCGCATCGTTAGATTGGTTATAGAATCTAGACCTATCTTTAATAAACCAGTCTTGTGAATTACCACTTAAACTATATCCTGCTGGGTAGGGATTTCTAGAAAAGTTAATAGTTTTAATCATATAGATTAACGCATCTGCTGCATCATAATGACCATCATCTGGTGATCTACCAAAGTCATCTTTACTTACTGAATCTTTCCATTTAGCATTCATTATATGCCGTATAAGAGTTACACATCTTGGATGTATTATAATCTTACGATCTTTCAATAACATACGAATATTATTAATTATTGGGAGTTTGAATCCTCTTTCTTTTTTAACATTCGTAAAATATAACTTACCGCTAGAATGGTTATAAATTTCATTTGTTACTATGTGGTCAATATCTGAAACTCGCATAGAAGGTTTTCTAACTTCATTTGTTAGAATATTTAACCACAGCTCCTCTTCTACTTTTAATATTTCTTCTGAAAATTCTTTTAATCTTAACTCTTTACCTTGCTTTACTACCTCAGCTTCTATAATTATCTTATCAGCTCTGAAATCATAGTAACCGAAAAGAACCACAGTTAAGTCTTTAAATCCTATATCCATAGAAACATAACAATCAAAGAATGGAGGTCTAGGATGTTCTTTAACTATTTCTTTTATTAAATCCTCGTTAGCTTCAGGGAATACCGATTTACTCTCATTCTTAATGATTTCACACATATACTCACGTCTAAACTGAGGATCATTGACTCCTCCTACGAACTGAGCTGCAATCTTTACGATCTGTTCTTTAGTTAGTAGTGGGTTGTCGTGTACTGTTTTCTTTGTAAGTGTTTTATCTAATTCTGCTTTTTCTAAGAACTTCATGAAATCATGATCTGAATCTTCTGGTGGAGTAGTAGCTAAAATGATTTTACCACCAGTATGTGTTGTGGTTGGTAATAGAATCGACATGACGTTATAATCTAAGTTATTACAAAACGCTGCCTCATCAACCAATACCAAAGTTGACTTCTGTCCACGTAGTCTTTCTGCTGAGTTACCGTCCGATCCAGCTAACTGTATTTGACTACCATTAGGGAAAGAGTATAGGAATAACGATGGGTTATATGTTGGTCTAACGTCTTTAGGGCAATCATTGTTATCAAAGATTTCTCTGAACAAAGGTTCAAAGATTGTTTTAACGTGAAGTTTAGTATCGGTTAATAGTTTAATAATTGAGTTAGGAGTTTGAATTGCCTCCATGATACCAATCAAAGCCAAGTTAAAAGACTTACCAGACTGACGTGCAAGTAACCAAACTAGGATTGAATTGTCTTCTGCTTGTTTGTAAACCTCATACATCTCCTTTTGAACAGAGTGCATGATCCAAGATAGTTCTCCCCTTCTCCATAGTTCATGTCTGATTTCTTTTTTAGCTATTGTCATTATTGAGGGTCATTCCCCTCTTCTGCCATTAAAGCTAAGAGTTCTTCATTACTTAGACGCTTAGTAGGCTCTTCTTTCTCACCAACTTGTCCACGAATAAGTTTTAAAGTTTTAGTAAATATCTCAAATCTTTTAGTTTCATCTGATGTAAGTTCTCGATTTAACGATATACTCTTTAACATAGCCAATTGAACTACACAAATAGTTTCTTCATCTGAAGTGTCGAATTGTGAACTTGAATTAGGATTTAATGATTTCTGTGCGTTACTGACAGTAATCTCTTTTGCCATCCTCTCGACATCATCTCTAAGTTTATTATTCTCAGCCTTTAGCTTACTTATCTCTTTGGATTGGTTTAAAATAGTTTTATACTGAGCATCAGAGTATGCTTTTAGTTCATCTGCTGATGTAAACTTTGCTGACATTTTATCAATAGAATCATTATCACTCATTAAAACCTCACGTTCTTAAATCCATCTCTTACTTTCAATGCAGTTAGATGTGTATTTAGTTGGTCTACTTTTTCAATTGTTTCTATTTTATGTTTAACATTTTCTTCTTCTATTTTTAACAGTGATTCTTTAATTGAGTTAAGTTCAATTTTAGATTCAATATATTCAAAAATAGTGTAGATAGAACCAAATATCAATATGATACATACTGATTGGAAGTCTAACTGAGTAATTAATGATTTAATTGAGAATGATAAACACAAAAGACCAGACACTAGCTGTGCTATTTTACTAGAATTCATTGGACATCTCGAATGTATGAAGGTTGTTTATTGTACGTAAACCGCAAATAAAATATTGTGTTACGAAACACATTCGGCGTTGTTTTTCAAACCCTCGAATACAGTTGTTAATTAATACTTCCATTCTCTTCTTCTCCCGTCGGAATTTAATCCTCTTGTGTCTAAATGTAAAAACGTATCAGCCAATCCTATAGTTTGAAAGTTCTCTCTACAAACACCTAAAAACATCTCTCTAGATACCTTTTTAGGGTTAGCTATATCTACAGCATTGCCTAGTTCATGTTGTGATTTAATCTTCGCTACAACAGTATTAACTCCTGTGTTTCTAAGTAGTTCTTGGTACTTCTCGCATCTAAAAGCAGAAGTTACAGTCAAAGGACACCCTAGTTCTAACCTAGTTAATTCAAGTCTATTCATCAAATCGTATGACATTCTTTGTGTTTTACAATCGTCGAAATCACATTTACATTCAAGTTCATTAGATTTGAAGTGTTTAGTGATCTGGATGTTCTCACCCTTATCCCAAACGTAATACAATCTTTTTATATTGGACATTATAGCTCCTTGTATATTCTATAGTAATTCAAGAATACTGGAACATTATTAACCTTACAGTATTCAAAGTAATCCTCGAATTGTTTCTTTAACGTAGGCTTTATATTCTCTAACTCTGAATACTTTTCGAATAAGTCCTTTTCTGCAATAACTAATGTTTCTATATCCATATGTGGGTTTCTTATAACTTCGGCCAAATCATAGATATCAGACAAGATATTATTTAAGGCTAATATATTACTATCACAAACTGGATTGTTCATCTCTGTCCTTCTTTCTAAGCTTACGCATATTAGATTTAGCTTTTAATGCTTGACAGTCCGGACAAGTTCTTCCATTCCACATACGATTGTGTTCATCAACCCATCGTTTGTTTCTATCATCAAACATACCATCTTGAGTTCTTGTTTTAATAACCTGACATAATTTACAGGTAGCTAAGTTTGTTTCTTTCATAATACCTATGTGTTGTTTCTATATATAAACAGTTGTTAACTATTTTCTGTTTTATTTTTATGTTTAACCTTACGATTATAATCCTTCTTACTCCTCATCGTTGTATTAGGTTTATTTTGAATAGGTTTACGTGATTTCGGTAACTTAACTACAATCTTATTACTCATAAACTAACTCCTTATAATTGTTCATATATTGAATTATTTTGCTTAACTTTTAACAACTGTAACCAAACGCCGGTAAGCTATTACTAATAAAGTATTATACTACTAGTAATAGAGAAGTATAGTATATAAATTCTAATCTGTCAATAACTAATCTAAATTAACCGTTAAAACTATCAGTACATAGCAATTGAACTAGAGTTTTCTTTCAATTGCGACTTTATTACTTACTATACATCCGTATATCTATCAGTACATAAGAGCTATTCCTTTATTACTTTTCTGTATTAGCTGTTTCGTTTCATTATTACAAGCGTATACAGGATAGATGTACTTGCTAGTATAATTCTCTATTACGAAGGTATTAGCTTCTTTAATCGTATTGAATACTCCTACTGGCTTATACTCATAACGTTTATTTACTAAGTATACGATTACATACTTACAGTCGTAAGTTACTCTTGTTACCACTTTATATTCTAGTGGCGGTCTTGTTTCTATATACTCTTTATATCCTAATTCTTTAAACTTGTCTTTCCAATACTGAACATGTAGTTTACGTGTTTCTATATCTTCCATTACTTCTAAAACTTCTATTTGAAGCTTATCAAAGTCTTTAATCATCTCTTTACATTTGAATGTACCTATGTCTAATTCTTTCAGAATAAGGTCTATTGCTGTTAAGAATCTACTAGTCTGACTGATGTATATCTTTTTACTAGAATCGTTTCTAATGGCGTATATTACGCTTTTAGGAAGGTGTTTTAATTCGTTTAATAATGACCTCATAATAGCCTCTTTAACGGGTAGTAATAATACCTATACTAAGATATAGGATGGTGTAAAACAACGTAATACAAGCCTAATACAGAGCTTATAGAAGGGTTATACAAGCATAGTTGTTACAATATTAAACTTGATATTAGTAAGTGAGTGTAATTAGGTAGGGTTAATGATTTTGTATATTTGAGAGGTGGTGAAGGTGAATGTTTCTATATTTAGAATAGTTTATAGGATGTGTAGACCATGGACACCTTTGTCAGCTTTGATTGTCCCATACCCCCCTAACACACACGCATTATACCCGCACGCAGGTTTTAACGCACACGCATACGCACAGGCGCACGCACCTACGCACACACACGCATCACGGGTATCTAACGCACGTACGCACGTTTCAACTATCTTTAAAACATCGCTTGACCAACTATCAGGCACTTAGCTCTAAGCTATTGATATCTAATACGGTGGTGTCATAACGATACTGGATAGTGTCACATTGACTATACTGGTGTCATACTGCACCTACGAGGTTTCAATGGGTTATACGATGTACTACGTGATTACGAGGGGTTATAGAGTTGGCATGGGCTATGCAATACCACTAAACAGAACGGTTGACGGTAACGTGTTGACTCAACGCACTTGATGCAATGAGTTGGCACGCTACTTGCTACAACCAAAACAGTGATTGACCACGATACAATGTAATTTTTACAACGTATCTTGTGACATTACTGAACTGCTGGTAACATCAGTATGACGGTATCTGATAAGCTTAAATGATACGTAGCGGTCGTTATACGACGTGCTTAATATCTAGTAGCAATCGTGATTATGTCTGATAAGTTGGCACGCTATTTGAAATGTAAAAAACGAGATTCAACCGACAAGTAAAAACGAGTTGGCATGAATCTTGAAACAAAGAAAAGCAGTAATGCTGACAAGCGAAAGTGAGTTGGCACGAATCTTGAAAAGGAATTTAAGAGATAAGCAATCAAGTTGGCATAGGAATTGCTAACAAGATTGTAGGTGAAATCGAACACCTTACCAAAAAATACGATAGACATTTATTAAAACTAACAACGTGTCCGATCGAGCCGTAAACTCGATAAGCGTTGCCCTAAGTCTAAGAAGTTCTCTCGGGGTCGGAGTATTGAGAAGAAGTGAGCACCAAATAGGTGTGAGCTGTATAAGAGCGTAGGAATCATATTAAGCAACTCCACGCACGTCCACTTATACAGTATTAAGCGAGTTACGTGTAGCCGCCTCTTGTAGTATTACGCTACAGTTGTGCCATGACCGCCTGACAAAAAATCAGGGATAACCGCCGAACTCAGTATCGCTAAGGCGTGAACCATTAGGTTAGACGAACAGTCTTTAATTCCGAGATGATCGGGTACTGAGTAGAACGAAACAGACATTTAGCCCTAGGCGTAATGCGTCTAAGGGCTATCTGTTTGTCGATAGGTATGTGCCTATCCTGACGAGTTCAATGAGGTTTATATGAAATATAGAGATGTATCTAAACCTAAAGTAAAAAAGCCTAAGTTAAAACAAATACATAGAGTAGTAATAGAGTCTGATGACATTGAGGTCATTGAAATGATTCTATCGAATTTAAAGTATATGTACGTGGATTATGAGGCAGATGAACTTGATTTAAAGATAAACAAAATTGTCGATAATCTTAATATAAAAACAATACAGAGGATATAATCATGAATAAAATACCACGATTCCTACGATCTAAGCTTAATGCTGAGAGTAAAGCTAAACGAGCGTCTAAACGTGATACAATAACTTCTAGTTATATTGTGTCGGGTAACACTAAGGATGAGTTTGCTAAAGAGAATAAGGTTAAGAAGCACCATGGTAAGTGGAAAGAAGTTAGCCCTCTGCCTTTGAATAGGTCTGCGGTTGCTAGACATGCGTATCTTAAACGTAAGGCTAATGCTCCGAGTAAGGTTACTTGGACGTGTCCTGTGAGGTATTAATGTTATTTATTAATAAGTATAAGATTAAATGTAAAATTATTAAGGCTAATGGTTCTACCCAAATAGTAGAGTTATTAGAGCCTGTACGAGTGTATAAAAAAACTTATATGAATGGAACACCATATGTAACAGCTCTCTACATTCCAGAAGGTACTTGTATTCATTGTCCTGTCTGGTATAGAACTCTACTTATTGGTGACAAATGTAGAGCTGAGTATGCGATAGTTATAAGTAGCTACAACAAACGATATAAATCATACACGACTATATCTCGTAACTGTATAGGTAGGTTCACTCCTTATTTTAAAAATGATTTTGTTTTTCCTGATCGCTTTGATAAAAGTTTAGACATTTGTGCATCAGGTATTCATTTCTTTTTTAGCAAGGAAGAAGCAGAGGAGTACAGTTAATGGCATACGTTTATCGAACACGCTCTACTGCACGTTGTATATGTCAAGGCGGGTTTAATGATGATATATACATGTTTAGAACAGGTACTAGGTATTCGTTCACTGAGTATAACCAAGATGAGCAAACAGTTATATCTGAGATTAAAAGAATGTATAACACTAATATCTTTTATAAAACTCAACAACAATTAGATAGAGAAATGACACAATCAGGAGAGTCTAATGAAATACCTTAAAGCTTTATTAAAGTATTGGTTTTGTGTTCATGAATGGAACACAATAAATCAAGGTAAGGTATTGGATTCACGCACTCTTGATACTATTGGTAACTATTACGATCAAGAATGTTATAAGTGTAAAAAAATTAAACGAACAAAACTTATTATATAATAGGAGAACTGTATGGCAAAAGGTAGAAAGAAAGTATTCCCTAAAGCTCCCATCCCTTTTAACTCTAGGTTAGAACACACCCTAGGTAAGAACTCTAACAAACACTTAGATGTTCAGCGTCTAGCTTTATATTATTACATAGACTTAGACAATCGTGATGAGAAACGTAGGGTAGACAACACTCTTAAAAGTTTAAGACGCACAATCAATAAACTTAAAGGGAGAGTATAATGTTCGATAATAAATTCACTAACTTAGAGATACTGTGCTTTGTATTAGGTTGGCATGGTGGAACGGTGCATCAAGTAGCAGAGAAACTTGACGTTAGTCCCGTCCGAATTCTTAATGCTTCCAAGCCCACGCTTCAATATTTAGTGAGAATTGCCCAACAGAAACGCTCTAAATATATTGACCCTATTATTCCTAAGGAGATATCATAATGAATAGACAACAAGCTCTATCTAAAATTAGAAAAGCGTATGAAAATAAACAGTTAGGTTTTCAAAAAGGTGCAACTATCTGTATGTACTATGATAAGAAAACAAATAGCCATTGTGCAGTAGGTGTTTTAATAGGTAAGAAAAAATCATTAATGGATGAAGATGGAAATATAGAAGCACCTTTTACTGTAGGTGGTGAAACTATGATAGGAGATGCTTTATGTGAAAAAGATATTACTTCTTTTTGTGGATTAAGTAAAACTGAGCTTACTCAGTTACAAAGATTACATGATAATATAATAAACTGTTGTGAAATCAATGAAAAAGAACGTAAAGATAATTTCAAAACATACTTATATAGCTTAAACTAAAGGATGAAACATGTCATTAGATTTATTTATAACATTTATTGTAAACTTACTAGCATTATTTTGCTTAGTTGTTATTGCAGGAGGTATTTAATGAGTAATCTTAACCCATTATTCCATCAAAGATATTGTTTATTTCAAGGTAAGATTGTACATGGTTGGGGTTATGCTAGGGAAACTATGAAGCCCGAATCAACTAAGTTCCTTATCCAAAGACTCACTGATACTGGTAACTACGAGTATAAACAGTGTGAAGGTTGGAAAGAATTAAAAGATGTGAAGAAGAAAGTAGACACAGAGATTGCCACTGTATCAAGAAAGATTAACTTCCTTTTATCATTACGTAAACAAATCAAGGAGCTTGAAAATGCAAACAATCCAACAGGTAGTACAGGCACCACACAAGAACAAACAACAACCAACGTCGATAGTAACTGATAGATTCTTTATACTACAATCGTTCGGTGATATGTATTGTATTAAAAGTATTGAACGATCTGATAACTGGCAAGGTGACGGACATTATAGAGAGTTTGTAGATGGATTCGACAATGCTATGAGTAGAGCAAGAGAACTATCTGATATTATATACGGAGTCTAGTATGATTGTTCAAGTAAAAAGTAATCATGGTGCTAGTATGCTTAGAATGTGGTCATTTTATAAAGCAGTAAAAATGTATAACAATGAGTACATGATAATATCGTTATCACATATATATTATGGTTGGAGATTTAGGAGGGTTAAATGTTAGCACAATGTATCAATGTAGAGAATTTAATTCACCCTAGACTATATATATTTTATAAAGTATATCAAGTTAGTAACGTGGTTGTTCGTGTACCTATATTAGATGATTGTCTATACACGTTTAACAAATTCAGGAGATTTAAATGAGAACAATATCAATAGCTTTGATTATCTACACTATAACATTACTGACAATAGGATTGTCTGCTAAGGTTGTATTAGATAATAGAGAACAGACAATTAAAAATGTAATAAAAGAAGATTACTTTATATTGAATAATGTAATATATAAATGTGAAGGATACTTCAAGGGTTATAAGAAGTAGAGGCTTTATGGAAAATTTACATGCCAGAACTT